GATACACCTCTGCAATCCTGTGGCGGTGCTTGCTCGTCAGTTCCCAAGGATGCCCCATGCTGGTATGAGCATGGAAGGTAACGGGAAGGTGTGCGAGTTCTTGGGCCGCTTGGGGGTCGTTGGTGTCCACGAAGATTTCAGCCTGCACGGGGTAGGACTTGATGGCCTCAATGACCTTGGTCAAGTTCTCCACCCTGTTGGGATGGTGATGGTAGGCGATGTTGGCGAGCAGTTTCATGGTCCTTAGAATGTGATGACGAATTTGCTTGGGTCGGGCCATCCTGGGTTGGGGTCGTACACGGTCATGCCTTCCCGCTTGCCAATCCAAGTTTCGGCTTGGTAGCGATGTTCCCGAACTGGCTCTCCGAGTTCCCGCACATGGGACGACTTAGCCCACCAAAAGTTGCCTGCGAAGTAGGGGTAGCCGTCGGGGTTGTTTTGGTCCGCTATTTGGGGGAACTGCTCGGTGGTGAGCCAATGCGTTCCAACGCAATCCACTTTCTCCAGTTCTGCAAGGGAGCGTTCCCATGCGACAATGTTAAAAAAAATCATAGACCTGCACCACATCTGCTTCACAAGCGACGGGTCAGCGGACCCCTTGGTATGCCCGTAGAGGTAGGCGGCATCCTCGGTCTGCGAGGCTCGGTACATCTCGGTCAGCGTCGCCTGCTCCCAAGCGTTTGTGCGAGTGACCACGACCTTAATCTTCGAGGCCACGAGCGAATTGTCCAAGATTTCCTTGACGACCTTTCGCTGGTCAGGAGGGCCGACGATGCCGACACGGATTTCGTCCAGTTGCTCAATCAAGCCGTAATTGCACAGGGCCATCATGTGTTGGTGCATTATCAACTGCCATTGGCCGCCTCCGCCGCAATAGATATGGTAGTAGTGTACGAGTTTCATTGCATGAGGAGGGTTAAAGTACAACCGATGAAATACAACGCCACCAATATCGCAAGGATGGCTAAGGCGAGGTCAATAAGGGATTCACGGTTCATTGCATGATGAGGGTTAAGATGCAGCCGACAAACACCAAGGCCAGCACGACCCGACCGACGGCCAAGGCGAGGTCAAGGAGGGATTCGAGGTTCATGCCCCAAAGTTACACCACCAAGTACTTCCCCGAGTTGCTGACCGCCAATTTGTTGAGGGCCACATATCGCAGGGCATCGCAGGCGTGATTGTACGAGTCAATCGGGACCCCCGTGTCCTTGCCGTCCTTATCGGTGGCCCAAGTGTAGGAGCGGAGTTCCTTAATCAGGTTGGTGGAATCTTTCGTGACATGAAGGTTGAACCGCTTCACGATGTCAATCCCCTGCCTGACGCTATCGGGTCCCTTGCTCGCTGGCTTGATATTGAAACCCAGCCGATAGATTTCCTCAATGCTCTTGGGTTCTGCTGAATCGGCCACGATTTCCCAAGCCCTTGTAATGCCGAACTCTTTCAGTCGGGTGGCGATGTCGCTATTGGTCAGCCCCCGATGGTAGAGCAACTCATGCACAAACAAGTCATCCCCCCTGCGGTACACGGCAACCAAGGCTGTAGGGTCGTTGCTGAACCCCCAGTCAAGGCCGTAGGCGACGAATTTCATCGTGGATGGGTCAATACCCTCAACCACCGTGTAATCGCCGTAGATAGCCCCTTGGAGCGTCCCGACTTGACCGAGGCCGTACACCTTCCACCAGTTGGCCCAATATGCGGATGTTTCGGCTTTGGTGCGGTTCAGTTCGATGTCGTTGCGGATGGTGTCGGGAAGGGCTTCGTTGTCTTGGTATGTGAGGATGAGGAACTCCGCATCCGTTTCGGGGAGGACTTCCGTATGTGCCCAAAACTCGTGGGTGGGGTTGAAGTCGATGTAAATCTCCTGCGAGGTACGGATGGCAAGTTGGTAATACGAATCGAAGTCGATGTTGTTGGCCTCGTTGATGTAGAGTACCTGCCTCCTTGCCCCTCGGAGGCGGGCTTCCGAATCAGCGGAAAAGAACTCAATCGTGGACCCGTTGGCGAAGTTGTACTGCAGCAGCGTCTTGTTCCAGCGGTCGGGAACCCAACGGTGGGTCCATTGCATAATCTTGGCGAAGTCCTTGATGGCCCCCCGTCGTAGGTGAGGGACGGATTCGGACACCACCGAAATCTCCGACTTGGGATGGCGGGCGGCGTGGTCAATGAGGACCGCAAGGATGCCGAAGGTCTTGGACGCACTCGTTCCGCCTTGTATCACTTTCTTCCGAGCGGTCATCGCCCGAATCTTCTTGATGGCGGTGGTGTACTTAAAGTCCATCGCCAAAAAGCGGCTGCTCGATGGTGATACTCGTTTCCTGTTTCTCAACCAACCCGTTCAACCGCTGCGTGATGGAGGGGTTGTACTGACCAACCATGCCTCCCTCAATTTGGTCTTTGCGGATGGATTTCTTAATGCGTGAACAGACCTCCACATAATCGTCGTATCTGCCCCCTTGGTTCGTGAAATACTGGTCTGCACCCTTGGCTATCCCCTTATCCCACAGGAATAATTGAAAGCCCTCCATCGTCAAAGGCCGCTGCAATGGCTCAAGTTTCTGCTCCCCATCCTTGCCTACAAAGACGGTCTTGAGGCGTGGGTTTGCCTTGACCTCTTCGGCATACTTGACAAATGCGTCCCAAAGGTCTTGGGGCGTTTCAAACGACTTTTCGTGCCAAGCCATCAGTATTCGATTTTGTCTATGAGCGAATCAATCTTGTCCACGATCTTCATCTTGACCGCAAAAGCGTTCGGCGAGTTGGATTCCTCCACCGCACCAATGCAGTCGCAGAGGGTCGTGATGACCATCATCAGCGAATCCATGCGGGCTTGGACTTGGGCCTCATCATTGGGGGCTTTGGTTGAGGGCATGACTGACTTGGTGGTGGTTGGCTTCGGCGAACTGGTCCGCCTCTTGGTAAATGTATTGGAGGGCCGATTTTACGCAGTCCGCACACCACCAATTCGTGTTGGGTCTGCCATGAGCCACGAGGATGGTCTGCAAATCGTGGACCGCTTCGGGGGAGAGCCGCATGAAAAGGGCGGCTTGGTACTGGTCCCAATAATGGCGGTGTTTTTGCGCAAGGACAAACTCGTCTTGGGTCATCGGTTGGTGACTTGGAGGATGACAACCGTAAGCCCCGCCGATGCGAGGCCGTACACAGGAGCGAGAACCCAACCGCAGGTGGGCAGGGTCAGGGCCACCGCCACCCAAAAAGTCAGGCAGGTGACGCAACTGAACGGCTTGTGCCTTCCGAACCAGGTGTGGTAGAACCAACGGGGAAGGACACGGTACTCGGCGATTGCGAGGGCGGTGAGGGAACTAATCAATAGGGGAAATATCAGCGTGTCCATGGGATTGAATGGCGGCCTTGATTTTGGCCTTGGCTTGGTCTATTGAATAAATGATGCTGCGGTACGGAATGCCCGTGTCACGGGACAACTTCTTCATGTTCCCCGTCCGAAGGTGCAGGCGCAGCAGTTCCTTGTCATAGGGAAACGCCCCGTCCTTGGCCCATGTGTCCATTTCCGCCTCTGCAATGGCCCACAGGTCATCCATGAGGGAATCGTACTCGGATTGGGGGATAGGGGAATCGGGGTCCAGTTCTTCAAGCAAATCGTGGTGACGGTACTTTTGGGCGAACTGGTTGTTCTTTCCTCGGTACAGGTTCAGCAGGAGGCGCACCACATAGAACTTGAAGTAGCCCTGCGCTTGTATTTGCAGAATCTTGGCGGGGTCCTTTTCCAGTAGAATCAGCACGCACTCCTGCTCCAAGTCCCTCCAAAGCGGGTCGCCTCCTGTGATGGTAAGGCAGGCTTTTCGGATTTCGCCGCTTCGGTAGAGGTCAAGGATTACGGTGTCGGCTGACTGCATATGCAAAGATTGCAAAAAAAAAGGGCCAGCGGTTAGGCCGACCCTGTCCGAATCTCACGGATTTGCCGATTATCGTAGGCTCACCGACGACCTAAGTCGCACTTAGTCAGAGGTGTAGGGGTGATTACTTGTTTGCAAATTCTGCCTTGTTATGTGCAAAACTTGTGTACGAAGGAATTTGAGTTGAGGTGTAGAGCGGGAATCCTGCACATGGGTGACAAGGTTGTGAATGATAGTGGCATGGTCCCGATTGAGTTCTATGGCGATGTTCTTGTAGGTAAACAGGAACTCCGAGTAGGCGATGTCTGCAATGATGCTCCTTGCGATTACCAACGGCCGAAGCCTGCTTTTGGAGTAAATGTTCTCAATCGGAATCCCAAGGACTTCGCTGGTTGCCTCGGCAATGACCCGAATGATATGCAGGTTGCTTGGTCGCTTCTTGGTTGGAACTCGCAGGTCGTTTGCAAGGCAGTAGGTCCGAATGATATCGGGCAATTCGTTCATAAATGCCTCGCCGTACTTGGCGGCATAGCGTTCTAATTTGGTCTGCATGACTTAT